AGGGTGTGGCATAGATGTAGATGCTATGGCATTTTCTTATGGTAAAAACTTTCCTAAAAAGCCAACTCTTGGCTGTGGTGTAGTTCTTGATGGTGGTAAGACTGCACTATTTATACCTATGGATTTAGGTTCTAAAATAATTCATATCTAGTAAAAAAAATATTTATAATTTTTTTGTTTGTTTTTAAAAAAATTTGTTTAGCTTTGTCAAAGTATTAAACATTAAAACAATTAATTATGGATGGAATCAAAGTAGAATCAGTAAAACTAGGTGATGTATTATTTTACCTAGACAGTAAGATAGAATTACTAGATGGTCTTCTTAAAGACGATGAAAGAAAAGAAGTAGCAGAAAGGAACAAAGCAGATAGAAACATATACCTTGTTGAATGGTATAATGGTAGAGTAGCTAAAGGTTCTTATGCTGTAGATTTACTGAAAGAACTCCGAACACAAATCGTTAACCTTAATAAATAATATTATGTCAGAATTAGTTAAAGAAACTAGAAAAGAAGCATTAGGTAGATTATTCAAGCAGAATGGTCTAGTGCAAGAAGATGTGTACAAAGACAAGAGAGGCTTTGTAATTATCACAAGAACAGGTATTGATAAGATTATCAGTAATAGAAACATCACTTTACAGTACGAACCAATCGTTATGGAAAAAGATTGGGTAGTGTTAAGATGCGTTGCTGAAATGGTAAAAGGAAAAGAGATAGGTCATACAAGAGTAGAATCTTTTGGCGAGAGCAGTAAAGAGAATACTATAGGTATGGCAGGTAAGTTTCCTGTTGCTATGGCAGAGAAAAGAGCAAAATCAAGAGCAGTATTAATGTTGACAGGATTCTACGAGCAAGGAGTATTTGGTCAAGATGAAATGGCAGACTAATGGTTCTTGATTGGATAGACGAGATATTTGAGGAAGAGCCTATCAGTAATAGTCAGATAGCTATTATTGAAACTCTTCTTCCTCGAGTACCTTACGAAGAATCGACTAAAAAAGAAATAGAAAGTGGACTTCTGGAACTTAATTATAATGAAGCATATAAGTTAATTATGAAACTGAAGGATGATTATATTCCTATAGACCCACAGGAACAATGGAAAAAAATGTTTAAAAATGGCTATTAAGAAACACGCAATGACTAAAGAGGGTGCAATAGTTGCAATCACTAGAAAGCAAGTTAAAGACATAAATAAGAAGCAGTCAAAGAAAAATGATCCTGCTTACTTTGGAATAAGAAAAACTTTCATAGATTTGTATATGTCACAATCTGATGAGCAAATAAAAGAAACATATCTCATAGAGTTTGGGATAGAATTGGAAATCGTAAAAGAAAGATAAATGTACACAAAGATTATTAAAACAAGAGCAAGAAACGAGTTTGAAGAGATGTTAAGATGTGAAGGCATATCAAAGAGAAGATTTGGTATGATAATAGGAGTCAAAGGCTCTACCATCGAGAAATACATTGACGATCCAGGATTTATTAGAGTATCGCAAATAGAGAAGTTAGCAGAGTATTTAGAAGCAGATGCGACAACTATATTTAAGCTAATTAATGAGGATTATGCAAGAGAGTTAAGAAGAGAAGGTAAATACGAAGAAAGTTACTTTAATAAATAATGGATATATTAGAAACTATAGCAACTGTTGTGACCAAGGTTCACAAGGTGCGAAAGGATGATTTCTTCAGTAAGAATAGAAGAACAGAATTGGTAGAAGCTAGAAGACAGATGATGGCTATCTCCAGGAATGAGTACGGATTATCTACTGTTAAGATTGGTAGATTTTTAAATAGAGATCACAGCTCTGTAGTACACCATTGTGTAAAGCACGATGACCTGATGGATGTAGACAAGGTATATAGAGATAAGTTTGTAAAGACTTTGAATCTTATTACTCTGATGTCAAAGCGACCAAGCGAAGTAAAAACAATCTATGACATTTTGCATAAGCAAGATGAAAGGATAGAGGCTCTTCAGAAGAGTTACGATTCACTCTCTGAAAAGTATATTAGACTAAAAGAATCAATTACTAACCTTAATACTTTAGCAAATGGCTGAAAAGAATTATGTAACTAGTAGCATCAAGAAGGTGACTACACAGTATGGTGAACTTATGAATTGCAACTTTAAGCTAGAAGACTTACAGAAGTTGGAAAGCAACGGTTGGGTGAGCATTACAATTGCAGAGAGAAAAGAACCTTCAGAGAAGGGTGCTACTCACTACGCATTTGAAAATACTTACAAACCTGAACCTAAACAGGAGTCTAAAAAGACTGTTGTAGAAGATGATGGATTACCATTCTAAATTGTTGATGGAGGGTGTAAAAACCCTCCACAATACTTTTGATGTAGAGATTATGACATTTCAAAAGAAACATACAGAGAATGAATTAAAAGTATTTGAAGCAGTAGCAAAACGCTTCAAAAGAGAAATCTACCCGGCAATCAATCCTTACTCCAGGTTTGATGGTGAAGATGATGAATATATTTACGAGATCAAGTATAGAGATAAGTATTACGACCCTACGATGATAGAGTTTGATAAGTATTCTTTCAATCTATTGTATGCAAAGAATACCAACAGAGATTTTATTTATTGTGTAGGTCTACAGTTAGAGAACTGTTTTATAGTGCATATCTTCAATTTAACGACCTTAACGAGAAGGAATCACGACTTTGGATGGGAATGGAGAAAATTACCACAGACATCACATTTTGATAATAACAAAAAAATCGATAAGTTTGTGGGGTATATGAAAATCAAGGAAGCAATTAAATCAATCACAGTAAAAGAATAACAATGGCAAAACGAATGACAAGCAAATTTGAATACAAATTATTTACAGATGTAAGTTTTGAGGGCATCGACCACAAAGATTATCCTGACTACTGCGATGCTTTTATTGCAAGTGCAGAATATGATGGTAGAGATTTATCTGATGATGAGTTAGATGAATTAAATGAAGATACCGATTTATTATACGAATTATTAATTAATAATTTATATTAAGACAATGGCAAAACGAATGACAGACACGGATAAGTGGAAGAAAAGATTCATACGAGAGATGAAGCCTCAACACAAGTTACTATGGTTCTACATTTTAGATGACTGCAATCACGCAGGTATTTGGGAGGTAGATATGGAAGTAGCATCATTAAGAATAGGATTTACAATAACTGAAGATGACATACCACAGTCTTTCAACGACAGGGTAATATCTTTTGACAATGGCGATAAGTGGTTTATCCCTGAATTTGTAGAGTATCAATATGGTGAATTAAATCCTAATTCTAACGTACATAAATCAGTAATTTCTTTATTACAAAAGTATAATCTTGAAGGGTACCTGAAGGGTTCACAAACCCTACCTAATAGGGTTCAAGATAAAGATAAAGATATAGTTATAGTTAAAGAAAAAGCTAAAGCTAAAAGATTCCAAAAACCAACAGTTGAAGAGGTTCAAGAGTATTGTAATGAACGCAATAACTTTGTTGATCCACAAAAGTTTTACGACTACTATTCTTCTAATGGATGGAAAGTAGGTAAGAACTCAATGAAAGATTGGAAGGCTGCTGTAAGAACTTGGGAAAAGAATACTACATCTAATCAATCTAAAGGTAAGATAGAACAATCACTAGACACTTGGCAAGAGGCTAGACAAATGATAAACAATGGATAAGAGTAAACAAATTTGGTATAGATTCAGTAATGATATTGAGCAGTTAAATGTAGATTGCGTTGATTTATTAAGTAAGTGTTATATGATGCTAGGACAAAGACCTGACACACAGCAAGTTGTAATGATGGCAAAGTTCCTGGTAGATGATTTAAGTAAGTTATATCCATCTATGGAAATGGAAGAAGTAGCATTTGCATTTGAGCAAGGAATAAGAAACTCTGAAAGTGGTGGTTTTGTAAATGTTCGTAATTGGAACATATGGCTCAAGGAACATAAAACTAAATCTGCACTACAAAGACAGCAAAGATTAGTAACTGATTATCAAAAGCATCAGCAGGGTCAGAAGATGATTGATGCAACTATTAACAAAGCAAAGAGATTAAAATGAAAGTTCTTGAGTTATTTGCAGGAAGCAGGAGTATTGGAAAAGTGTTTGATGAGAATGATATTTATGTGTACAGTACAGACATTCAACAGTTTGAAAACATAGACTTATGTGTTGACATATTAGAATTTGATTATAAAACTATTAATTTCGTTCCTGATTTTATTTGGGCAAGTCCACCTTGTACAGCATTTAGTGTAGCATCCATTGGTAAAAATTGGGTAAGTGGATTTACATACAAACCCAAAACGGAAAAGGCAGAAATAGGAATTTTAATACTAAATAAAACTATAGAAATAATACAATATTTCTTAAAATTAAATCCAAGTATGATTTGGTATTTAGAAAATCCAAGAGGTAAAATGAGAAAAAGTCCTATATGGGATAAGTTCGAAAATATAAGACATACGGTTACTTATTGTCAATATGGAGATACAAGAATGAAACCAACCGACATATGGACTAACGATAAAAAATGGAAACCATTGCCAATGTGTAAAAATGGAGATACTTGTCACACTCCTGCTCCAAGAGGAAGTCAAACAGGTACTCAATCATTAAAAGGAAACTATGAAAGAAGCAAGATTCCTTATAATCTCTGCAAAGAAATTGTTGAAAATTATATATTTAATTATGACTAAAAGACCGATTTATTGGGCAAAAGTATTTTACAAAATGGCTAAAAAGAAAAACATCAGGAAATTATGGAAGGATTACGAAAGTGAAGCATTCGTAACTACAGGTGATGTCAGAGAGTTAAGCAAGGATCAAGACTTCTTAAATAGGATAGCCATAAAAGCAAAAAAGAATATTAAGGATGTTGATTTAGTGATAAAGTCTATACAGTTCATTAGTCAACACGGAGAAACTAACGATAGATTTTAATTATGAAAGATTATAATTGGGAAAGGAAGAACATAAAAAAGGTAGATCAAATTCTGGAGATCAATGATTGCATCGAAAAAAACCTTTCAGAAAACAGTACACCTGAAGAAAGAGAATCAGCAATGAAACTTATAGAACATAACATATTGAAAATC